ACTGTCTTATAGGCTTAAGGAAACACAAAAAATGAGACAAGATAAATGAATATTTTAAACTTATAGTAATTTTGTAACCAGTTATGGATGGAGCTCTTTTCAATTAGAATACGGCGCACTTTTCAATTAGTATCTACATGATTGGCATTGCAAAAGTACAAAAATGATTGGATATGACATTGTTTGAAGCACTTAAATTTAACAGAGAACCGCTTGAAATGCTTATAAGTTTGGGCGGCAAGCAGGATGACCTTCGATTCATAGACTTATATACGGAGTATGAGGTCATGAAAAAACAAGGTGAAAAGACCACTTATGCAGTGGCGTTTTTGGCAAATAAATATTCGGTAAGCGAACGTAAGGTGTATGATGTTATCAAACGGTTTGGAAAGCACTGCACGCTCGGTGCAGTGTGATTGATGTGCCGGGGATGCCTTGTGTTGTCCGGTAGAGCTACCTTTGTACAACCAAAAATAAAGCTCATGAATAAGTATTACCAGACATTAGACAAGATACTCCAAACGGGCAAAATCCAGACCAATAGGAAAGGGCGTATCAAGTATCTATTAAACGAAAGGCTCATGCTAACCCCCGCTGATTTACTTGACATATTTGAAAGCCACGGGATAGCCAGGAAAAAGCTGAAAGAGGAATTGAAACTGTTTATGCAAGGAGTCCGGGATGTGGAAAAATACAAAGAGGCAGGGATTACCTGGTGGGATTATTGCGGCCATACCCTTGTAAACAGCTATCCAACTTACTTTGAAAAGCTTCCACCCTTCATAACCAGGATTAACCGGGAAAAGCGCAACAGCAAGAATTATGTCCTGTTTCTTGGAGAAACCGGGGTGGAAAGCAACCAGGCACCCTGCCTGAGTCTTGTGCAGTTCCAAATTGATGAGGGAGAATTGGTGCTATCTGCATATCAGCGTAGTTCTGATGCGAACCTTGGGCTTCCGGCTGATATTTATCATCTTTATCTGATGGCAAGGCAGGTGGAGCTTCCCCTGAAGTCCATAACCCTTGACCTTGGAAATGTGCATATATATGAAAATAACATTGACCGGACTCTGGAACTGTTATCCGGAGTTGAAAACATTAAATTTGACTTGAACGTATGAAGAATATGAATTTATCTGCACCACTGCCATTTGTAGGCCAAAAAAGAATGTTTGCTAAAGAGTTTATTAAAGTTTTGGAACAGTTCCCTGAAGATACCGTGTTTGTGGACTTGTTTGGCGGTTCCGGACTTCTTTCGCATATAGCCAAAAGAAGCAAGCCCGATGCTACTGTTGTCTACAATGACTTCGACAACTACCGGTTCAGACTGAAAAATATCCCACAGACAAATAAACTGCTTGCCGATATTAGGGAGCTGGTGGGTAATTCGATACCCAAACATAAACCAATTAAAGGGGAACTTAGAGAACGCATTTTTAAACGTATCGAGGAAGAAGAACTAAATGTTGGGTACGTGGATTTTATAACCTTATCATCCTCACTTATGTTCTCCATGAAGTATAAATTGTCTGTAGCCGAAATGCGCAAGGAAGTCCTTTATAACAACATTCGCAAGACCGGTTATCCGGAGTCTTCTGACTACTTAAAAGGGCTTGAAATTGTATCATGCGACTACAAAGCAGTATTCAACCAATATAAGGATGTTCCCGGAGTCGTCTTTTTAATTGATCCGCCTTATCTTTCCACTGATGTTGGTACGTACAATATGTATTGGCGCTTGTCTGATTATTTGGATGTTTTAAAGATACTCGAAAAGCATTCCTTCGTTTATTTCACATCCAATAAATCCTCCATACTTGAACTGTGTGAATGGATTGGAGCAAACAAAACCATTGGCAATCCTTTTGAGGGTTGTACAAAAAAGGAATTCAATGCCCACATGAATTATTCTGCCGAATATACAGACATGATGCTGTATAAGAAACAGGAAAAATTAGTTCATAAAACAGCTGCTTAGCACTGAACAAAGATACAATTTTTCAAGTAGAAGGCCAAACTTTTGAGCCTTATTTTAATGCCGTTATAAAGCCATTTTTTATGAAATTATAAAGCCGAAACAGAGGTCATTACAAAACTTTTGTTTCGGCTTTTTGAGTGTTGCGCGCTTTCCTTTTTTGAACGCTTCGTTTTGTCCTTTTCCCTGAAAATCGAACGCTTCGTTTCGGATTCTGCGGAAATTTGGATTTGCGGATTATAGTAGATAAGAATATAGAAATCAGGAAAGAGTTATCTCAAAAGAACTCAGCAAGATTTTTCTACATACATTCCGCTGATAAACCTCTATCTGAAGAAAAGAGATTATTATTAAAAAATCATTATATTGAATGTGTCGAGCTATTCAATCTATTTGAAGGTGATTGTCACAAAGTAAGAATTATACAGTTTCTAAAACAACTTTTACCGACATCTTTATGTTATCCTAAAATTAAGAAAACATGGCATAGCATAAATAAATATATAAGTGATATTCAATACTCCAAAAAAGATTGGAATATCACCAAAATAAGTGAGGATATTAAATTCATTTATTGTTCTGCAAATGTAAACAGAATTCCGTTGCAATCCAATTCGGATCATCACAACAGGAATCATATTTTGCAGAGGTTGCAGAGTCGATTCCGAAGGAAATGGAATGCAGCGTCTGAACTTGAATTAATGTTAGCTTTCTCAGCCCTCAGAGAAGAACTTTTATTACCTTGTCATTATTTTGACGATGAGATATATAATCAGCTGATAGGAACTTGTAAAAATTCACCACAGTCAGATTTAAAATGTTTGTTACATAAGGAACAAGCTCTAACAAATCAAAAGTTTTCAGATACGAATGACCATATAAGTCCATTTATTCAGATTTGGAAATACTTATATAATTTTGATTTCAAAAGTGCAAAATATCTTGTCGATTCATGGAAACCCTTAAAGGATAATCCGATTGATGAAGTGAGAAAACAGATGTTCAAAGCCCTTTTCTCTGAAGATGTATTTGAGGATATTCGTCCATTGACTAATCAAGATTTATATTATTCTATTCAAGATTATCTCAATGCACTAGAATTATTACCTCTAATTAGCCGAAATTATACCTTCGGACAGGATGGCAGCATGAATAATGCAATAGACTTCTCTGATGAGGTTAGTCAAATACAAACAGATTGCCCATATATAAAAAATGCAGACTATATTTTAAATAGATTAATAGAATCCATTAAAGAAAACAATAAAGCAATTCCATTTGGCAATAAATCACGGTCTTTCGATTTTGACAGTGACAAATCAAAGTTTATCAATTCATTTAAAGTATTAAGTATTCTTTTTGAATTGTGCCGACCTTTGCATATCAGTAATATAATATTATTCTCTATAGAAAAATGGAACATTGTTTGTGATAATCTCTATCAGGACTATCCCTATCCATGTCTATTTTATAGTCTTCAGTACAATGATGAGAAACTCACTAAGTCTGTTAGTCAAAAGATATTATATTGTGACCGTTTGACTCCCTATCTTCCTAATATTGTAAAATCATTATTTGCATCGTTAGGACAATCTGAATGCCCTAATTTCTATCGGACTCCTATAATGAAATCTCTTTCAATACTATTAATCGGTTTGGATGCCAAATTTTGGAATAGTGATTTCACGAAGTTCTTTGATAAACTACAACCTTATGCAGAAAATGGGACAAGGAAGTATGATGATTTAAATTATTCACATGAGAATTTTTATGAATTAGTGACATTCGGATTGACCTGGACATCTGACAAAGATTTTAAGCTTAGAGTTATTTCCGAAATCCTTCATACTCATGAAAGTATTGATAATTGGAAAAATCTACTAATAACAAAAGCCTTAAAATCTCTTACTAACGAAGACTTTGTGGCTTCAAAATATTATCAAGACATTTATCAGGATTTGCTTTGGTTATGTCAAAACGGGAATATCCCTGCACATATCTATGTAATATTAAACCTTATAACTTTACTTGATACTCAGACTGTGCAACAATGCTTGGAAAGGCTTCCAGAATCCTTGATAAAATCCGACTGTACTTTAATACAAGCTATACCTCATTATATCAAACAAGATTCGAATTTAGTATCAGTGATTAAACGAATAGTTTTGAAATCACCATTTTTGTGGCGTAATGGTATTGAGAAGAAGGGGATGACTATAGGATATTCATTTATTGATATTACAGGTATTTCAAACCAAATAGATTTTACTGCAACCGAAATGGAGGTACTTTGGGAAAAAATGAAAGTATCACTATATCAAATAAAAGAGGTATGTAATAATCAGAGAGAGGAGGAATCCACCTTCTTCATAAATCATTTTGCTACATTATTAGATGAAATGAAATCATTTATTGAAAGCAATACTTTTAAAGCAATCTCTCCCAAAGAATATGATGAAATCTATAACGAAATAATTTCATTAAGAGTATCCGTTGCGTCAAATGTATGTCACAGCATATATGATTTACTTATAAGAGATGAGACAAGTGATGCTATATCAATGCTTGTTGATATAAAACCGGAAATTCGTTTTCCTAAATACCAGGGAGAATATATATTATTGGCAAACAAACTTGTTTTAATGAAATCTCAACATCTCAACAGTTGTATGAATCACTTCTCTTGGATAGTTGATTCATATTCCGAATATATTCCACAAGATATATTCAAGTCTTTACTTGAGTTTATCCTAATTGCTTATGAACCATATTTTAATGGTAAACAAAACTGGAATTTACCCTTTGCTAAAAAGGAGGATTTTGAAAGTGGACTAATTAAGATTTATAGTGTGTTCAAAAAATGGGGTGGCATTAATGTCTTTTGGCAATCATATAAACCTAGATTTATAAATCATTAATAATCATCCTTATTATAATAAAAAGATTTTATCAATGACATTTGACGATATAAAGAAACTGATAGCCTCTGACGAATCACAGACTTTGGAGCTGAAGAAAACTACTAGCGAGTTAAAAAAGGAAATCACTCGAAGTGTCCATTCCTTAATACAGAAAGAAGTTGGTTAATTTTCGGTGTAGCACCGAAGTCGCTAAAGATAATCGGGCAAGAAGTGACAGCACGCATTTTATAAAGTACACATTGAAAGCCATCCACTCTTCCGTTACT